AACCTGCAGATGAGGTTGTAGACGATCTACCAGAGAAATACCGTAACAAATCACTAAAAGACATTATTTCAATGCACCAAGAGAGTGAGAAATTAATTGGTAAGCAAGGTAATGAGGTTGGTGAACTACGTCGAACAGTAGATGACTTTATTAAAACCCAAACTTCTAGAAACTTAAAGACAGATGTAGAACCAGATCTTAGTGAAGACGACTTTTACACAGATCCAGTACAAGCAACAAAACGAGCAATTGATGAGCATCCAGCAATCCAAGATGCCAAACATCAAGCATTAGTTATGAAACAAGCGGCAGTTGCAAATCAAATTGCTTCTAAGTATCCTAACTACCAAGAGATTGGTGCTAGTGAAGATTTTGCTAATTGGGTTAAAGGATCTAAAGTACGATTAGAATTATACAACAAAGCTCAGAATGGTTATGATTTTGACTCTGCTGATGAACTCTTATCTACTTGGATTGAGCGTCAAGAGTATACTAAGAAAATAACTGAGACATCTAAGTTAGACCGAGATCAACAACTTAAATCGGCTGACGTAGGTACTTCAGGTGCTACTGAATCTACATCAAAAAAGAAATATCGTCGAAGCGATATTATTAAACTTATGCAAACAGACCCAGATCGATACGATAGTATGTCTAATGAAATTATGACAGCCTACCGAGAGAACAGGGTTATTTAAATATAACACTTTAGAAAAGGATTTACAAAATGGCTTTAGGCTCAAATCACGTAACAAACACAACAGGCGCATCCTTTATTCCAGAAATTTGGAGTGATGAGATTATCGCTGCTTACAAGAAATCTCTTGTAGCGGCTAACCTATTCAAGAAAATGTCTTTCACTGGTAAAAAAGGTGATACAATTCATATCCCTTCACCTACTCGTGGTGTGGCATCTCTTAAAGCAGCTGAAACTCAAGTAACACTACAAGCTGCTACTGAAACAGAAGTACAAGTATTAGTAGACAAACATTACGAATACTCACGTTTAATTGAAGATATCACTGAAGTACAAGCTCTATCATCTCTTCGTCGTTTCTACACAGAAGATGCTGGTTATGCTTTATCTAAACAAGTAGATTCATCTTTGATTCAACTAGGTCGTGGTTTCAATGGTGGTAACGTAGCTAACTCTGCATACGCAGGTGCTTTCTCAGGTGCTGATGGTACAACTGCTTATGTAGCTGGTGCTAACACTGGTTTAGGTGCATTAACAGATGCTGCTATTCGTCGTACAATCCAACGTCTAGATGACAGTGATGTTCCTATGGAAGGTCGTTTCTTCTTGATTCCTCCTTCTGCTCGTAACACATTAATGGGTCTAGCTCGTTACACTGAGCAAGCTTTTGTTGGTGAGCAAGGTAATGGTAACACAATCCGTAACGGTGAAATTGGTAACTTGTACGGTATCCCTGTATTTGTTTCTTCAAATGCTGATACTACTTCAGGTACTACTGCTTGTCGTGTTGCTTTATTAGGTCACAAAGATGCTGCTGTGTTGGTTGAACAACAAGGTGTTCGTTCACAAACTCAATACAAACAAGAATACTTAGGTACTCTATACACTGCTGATACATTGTACGGTGTTAAAGAGCTACGTGATAACGCTTGCTTTGCATTGGCAGTTCCAGCCTAATAAGTAATTAGGTCTAAACCTCTTACTCTTAATTGAGTAGGGGGTTTTCGCATAGTTACTTAATCTCTTGGAGAAGTATAAGATGGCACAATTTAAATGTTTAGTTTCAGGTACTATTGCTAATTTTGAATATGAGCATGATATCGCTGAAATGCATAAGCATCCTCAATATGTTTTTGTAGAACCTACTAAAAAGGTAGATAATTCTTTAGTAAAAGAAAAAACAGTAAGTGTAAAAACTCAATCTACTAAGGAATAACTATGCCAGTATATCGTGGAGCAGGTGGAGCAGGTGATGCTACTGCAGATGCCTCTAATACATCAGCAATTGCTCTAGCTGCTGCTACGGCTGCTGAATTAAGTGCAGCTACCGCTTCTAATGCGGCAACTACTGCAACTACTCAAGGTACAAGTGCTACTGCTAGTGCAACTGCTGCAGCTAGTTCTGCTAGTGCTGCTTCAAGTAGTGCATCAAGTGCTAGTACTAGTGCTACTAACGCAGCCTCTAGTGCTTCAACTGCATCTACACAGGCTACTAATGCAAGTGCTTCAGCTTCTACAGCTACCACACAAGCTTCTAATGCTTCTACTTCAGCAACAACAGCTACTACACAAGCAGGAATAGCAACAACTAAAGCTAGTGAAGCTTCTACTTCTGAAACAAATGCTGCTAGTTCAGCTTCAACAGCTTCTACACAAGCAACTAATGCTGCATCTTCTGCTACAAGTGCAACTTCAAGTGCTACAACAGCCACAACACAGGCAACAGCAGCTAGTACCTCAGCTACTAATGCAGCTAGTTCAGCTACTGCTGCTGCAACAAGTGCAACAAACGCTGCTGCCTCAGTAGCTTCTATTGGTACATCAGTAAGTGATGCTGCGACATCTGCAACTAATGCAGCATCGAGTGCCTCAACAGCCACAACACAAGCGACCAATGCTTCAAATAGTGCTACCTCTGCTTCTACCTCTGCTACTAATGCGGAAGCAAGTGCTACTTCTGCAGCTGCTTCTTACGATTCTTTTGATGATCGTTATCTTGGTGCTAAGTCTTCTGATCCTTCAGTAGATAATGATGGCAATGCTTTACTAACTGGTGCTTTATATTGGAACTCTGTTTCTAATGTAATGAAGGCTTGGACAGGTTCTGCTTGGTTAGTGAACTATGTGCCTTCTACTGGTTTCCTTACTACTGGTGATATTGGCACTACTGTTCAAGGTTATGATGCTACTACACTTAAATCTGCTGCTATTGGTTCTACTGTACAAGCTTATGATAGTAATCTTACAGGTTTTGTAGGGGTTTTTACTCTACCAACTACTGATGGCACAATCAATCAAGTATTAAAAACAGACGGTGCAGGAAACCTAGGTTTTGCAAGCGCATCAAGTGGTGGCGCACAAGATTTTGTACTACAATTTAATGGTAATTGCCCAGCCCCAACAATGGGTACAAGCGGTTTTGGAATAATTTAAGGAGAAAGACATGGCAACTTCAGCGCAATACGCATCAACCCCCATAGTAGGGTCGGCAAACTTAACAACGGCAGATACGTCGCTTACAGCCCCAACAACAGTAGGTACAGTCCTTACTGCTGGCGCTAGTGGCTCTCGCATTGACTATATTGAAGTTCAAGGTGTAGCAACTACTGTATCAAGTTTAATTAACTTATTTATTTACGATGGCACAAACTACATTTTGTGGCAACAAGTTCCTGTGCAAGCGATTACATCTGGCACAACTACTCCAGCTTTTTCTGCTGTTCTTTCAAGTAATGGTAATGCTAACGTCATGCCATTAACTTTACCAACAGGCTACTCATTGCGTGCTACAACAACTATATCGCAAACTGGTGTTCGTGTAACTGCTTATGGAGGCTCGTTCTAATATGAATAAAGGTATGTATGGGTATTCGCTACCCCCTAATGTAGCGACACGTATTGCTCCGCCAACATGGACTAGAAGCCAAGTTATTACAACTGCTGGCACATTTACATTTACCGTTCCGCAGAATGTATTTCAACTATACTTCATGGCTGCTGGTGCAGGAGGCGGTGGTGGTGGTTGGGGCGGTAATGACAGTGGAAACAACTTATCTGGTGCAGGAGGTGGAGCAGGTGGCTCTGCTGAAGGCATTTTAGATGTTATTCCTGGCCAAACTATTACAGGAACTATTGGAACAGGCGGTATAAGAGGCGTAGGAAATGCTACCGTTGCTACTGCTACAAATGGTGGAGCAGGAGGCACAACTTCAATTGGAACTACAATATCATGTACTGGCGGCTCTGGGGGTGCAAAATCTACAGGTACTCCAAATAGTACATCTTCTGGTGGTGCTGGCGGAACAGCAACAGTATCTGCAACAATTCGTCAATTGATTACTAGAACTGGTGGTACTGGCGGTAGCATTACATCTGCAACAGGTACTATTCAAGCAGGTGCAGGTGGTGCAGGATTAAACTCATCTGGAGGAAATATAACAAGTACAGGTAGTGCCGTCGTTTCTAACTGCGGCGCTGGTGGTGGTGGGTTTAATGGTGCTGGAGGAAGTTTAATAGGTGCAGATACAGGTTCTGTTTATAGTAGTTCTGGCGGTGGTGGTTTTAATGGTGCTGGTGGGAATACTTCTTCAATTTCTGCATCAACTAACAGTGGTGGTACTGGTGGTGGTGGGTTTAATGGTAATGGTGGTAATACTTCTTCAACTGCTTCCGTAACTAATAGTCAACCATCTGGTGGAGGTGGTTCAGAAGGTTCTGCTGGCTCTTTACAAAATACTGCTAGTTCTTCTGGTGGTGTTCTTGCTCAAGGTGTTGGTGGAGGCCCTTTTGGTGGAACTACTGAATTTGTAGGCACAACAAATCAACCTGGATTCCCAGCAAAAAGTGGAGATTCTCAAACTTTTGTATCAGGTGATTCTGATTTTATTCTTTATGCTAATCGTGTAAGACCTGTAGGTGGTGGTGGTGGTGCAGGCACTACATACAGTAATAGTGGAAGTGGTGGGTTTGGTGGTGGCGGGGCAGGCGCTACAATTACTGCTGCTGGTCATGGTGGTTGGGGCGGTGGTGGCGGTGGCGCTGGTAGTAGTAGTAATTCTTTTGCTGGTAGTGGTGGTTTTTTTGGAGGAGGAGGAGGTGGTGGCAATGGCAATGGTGGGTTTGGTGGTGGCGGTGGCGGTGGTAAATCCAGCAAGATTGCTGGTAATGGTGGTGCAGGCGGTGGTGGCGGTGGTGCTGCAGGAACAGCAGGAACTGCAGGCTTAGGTGGTAACGGTTTTGTAGCATTTGCATGGACAGAGGGATACTAATATGAAATACGCATGGATAGAAAATGAAATTGTTCGTGATATTGCTCCAGGCAGTCCAGCAGATTGGTATCATCCTGAAGTAGCGAAGTTCTACGATACTGAGGTGCCAAATGATGCAGAAAACGGAGATAGTTGGGTAAATAATAAATTGGTTAAACGACCAATCCCTGAGCCTGCTATAGAGCAGCCATACGAAAAACAATTGTGGAACGCCTATGACTTCCGCAACGGCTTAACCCTTGCTGAAAAAGTTAAATGGGACAATGACTCTGCACCTGAAATTGTTACAGTAAAAGCAGAGTTACCAAAAGACAAAGCTGGTGCAACGGAACTACTAGACTTTTTAGTAGCATCTAATGTTATTAGTCAAGCATCTGCTGATAAAATTTTAGCATAACCTTAAGAGAACTTAAATGTCCAATGAACCTATAGATCCAGTAGAATATGGTAAACTCATCTCTAAGGTAGAGTCACTTGAAAAAAAGATTGACAAGATGGAGAATGCTCTTGATGAACTACTTGCCTTAGCTAATAAGGGTCGTGGTGGATTTTGGATGGGTATGATGATTGCATCCTTAGTTGGTGCAGTTATCTCATACATTTCACGAGCAGTAATAGGACATTAACTTGCAATTAACACCTCAC